CGGGGCCCCGGGGGCGGGGCGGTCTGCGCCTGGCCGTCGACAACAGCCAACAGGTCGCCGACTCCGCTCCCAGGCGCCTGCACGAGCTGCTCGGCGCCATGCCCGCTGAGGGCGGCCGTAACGACTGGCTCACCCGCCTGTGCGGACACCTGGCCCGAGTCCACCGGCACGACGAACCCGGCTACTTCGCGCTGGTCCGGTCGATCGCCGCGAACCTGCCAGACCCGCTGCCCGCCCGTGAGGTCGAACGGACCGCCGAATCCGTATGGAACACGGACCAGACGAACCACGCGCCCGCCGAGGGAGTCAGCGCCGACACGGGCTGGCTCGCCGGGGACGGCGTCCACCTTACGTGCCAGGTCCGCGTGAACACACCGACCGGGAACGTGCTCGAACAAGCCGACTACGGGAACTTCGACCTGCGCGCTCTGGGCGTCTCCACGGACGACGCGGGCGTGCGATCCATGCACGTGGAGGTCCTGCGCGACGGCCGGTCCGTCACCACCGTCGTCCCGGCCACCCAGTTCGGGGACGACCGGGCCACACGCAAGTGGCTGACCGGGTTCGGGGCCAGCGCCGTCGCCCCGCCCAACGCGTACCCGCCCATGGCTCTGGGGGAGCGGCTGCTGCGCTACCTGGACGCACAGGCTCCGCGCGAGACCCGCGTCGTGAACCACTTGGGCTGGGACGACCAGCTCGGCGGGTTCGTCACCCCGGACTGCGTCATGACGGGGGCGACCGTGGAGGACCTGCGTGACTCGGGCGTCTCGCTGGCACCCTCGCTGGGCGCCCGCAACCTGTTCACCCACCGGTATGGCCGCAGCGCCGACCTGGAGGAGGCCCGGCGGGTCCTGCGCGAGGTCCTGACCTTCCAGGAGCCGGAGACGGCCTCCGTGTTCGGAGCCTGGTGGGCGGCTTGCTTCCTGCGCCCCCAGATCCAGTCGGAGGCCAGCCTGTTCCCGTTCATGGGCCTGGAGGCCACCGCCGAGTCGGGTAAGACCACGGGCTTCTTCGATCTCATGGTCCAGCTGAACGGGAACGTGCGCGGCCAGACCGCCCCCACGCGGGCGGTCCTGCGTGACTCCATGAGCGCCAACTCGAGCGGGATCGTGTGGGTCGACGACATGGACGACCTGGACGCCTACGGGGAGCTGCTGCGGGCCTCGACGACCTCGGGCGTCGTGGCGAAGATGGGCGCGGACAACACGAGCGTGACGGCGGTGAAAGTCGTCGCCCCGGTCCTGATCTCGGGCGAGTCACTGGGGCTGCGGTCGCAGAAAGCGCTCGCGGACCGCTCCTACGTGCTGGACGTGAAGAGCCCGAAGGGGCGCCGGTCACTACACGGCGACTACCCGCAGTGGGACGACGTCGTCGACCTCATGGGCAAGTACCCACGGGCGCAGGGCGGTCTGGCGGTCCTGTCCGGCCACCTGCTGCAGGTGACTCTGACTCACCGGGGCGTGATCGTGGACTGCCTGCGGGAGATGCGTCGGGACCTGCGCGGTCGGTTCGGGGACCGCATGGCGGTGATCCGGGCGGGCGCGCGCCTGCTGGACGAACTGGTGGGCGTGGACCCGACCCCGTGGGAGGGGACGGGCGAGCACGCCCAGCGCGTGGACGCGTGGGTGAAGGCGCAGTTGGCGGGCCACCTGGATCGGGACAACTCGCTGACTCTGAAACTCGTGCCGTGGGCGCTACGGGCTTGGGGCTTCCCGACCGCTCCCGGGGCCTCGGAGGCCATGGGACGATTCTCGGGTGTCGACACCCCGGTGTTTGTCCAGGAGTTCGGTCCTGAGGCTCTGGACGGCTCGGGGGGCACGCGCGTGTGGGTGTCCACGTCGCTGTTGGCCGACGCGTGGCGTCGGGAGGTCGGCCGCGGGGTATCGGAGCGCACGGAGACCTCCTCAGCGTTGGAGCAACAGGCGCAGGCGCTGGGAGCGTCGGACCAGTTCCACGTGATCCAGGGGTCTACTAGGCGTATGCGTTACTTCTGTTTGCCGGCTCGTTACTCGCAGGCGGTCCTGGACCGGGCGCGCGGCTGACCGGTCGTTCAGTTTATCACGCGGGGATTGTGATCGACGATCTCCGTGTGATAAACTTTGTATATGGCAAAACGACTGACTTTCGGGATCCGGCGGAAGCTCACGCCAGACGACGACCACCCCGGCCACTTCCTGTACACGTGGGCCTGCATGCCAGACACGCCGCTGGCCCAACAGAAGCTCCTGGCCGGGGAAGACCTCGTGGAGCTCGCCGACCAACTGGCCTACGTCGTGGTGGGCTGCAGCCCGTTCCGCGTCCACCACGTAGAGAACGCCTACCTGTCGGCCCAGGTCCGACTGGCCGAGAGAGACCGAACCACCAAAGCCGCCATGAACCGGCGGCTGCGACTCAAACAGGAGACACGATGACCGTCTACAGACTCGCCTCTACCGACTCCCCCGGACGCTACCGGGTCGTTAACGCGGACCTGGATCCCAAGCCCGCCGTCCTACCCGAGGACACGATCCTCCCCAGCGGGGAGCCCCACCCGCATGCAGGTCGCGCGCTCGCCACCAGGACCAACGGGGAGCCCAAGACCTGGTTCGACCTGGGCGGGTTCACTGCCGCCGTCATGGAGCGGGCGCCCCAGTCCGCCCAGGACCGCGGGTCCGACGACTACATGGAGGAGACCGTCCTGCGTCCCTGGTTCGCCGTCCCCACCGCCGCGGACCCGTCCGTCTCTACGTCGTGGCACCCCCACCAGCTGCCGCGGTGGCAGGACCGGTACGCCGCCGCGATCGCCAGCGCCCCGAACACGTGGGACCTGCTCTACCGAGCCGCGAAGGCGCTGGGCTGATGAACTGGCTGGCAACCGGCGGGCACGCGGTTCTGTCCCTGTGTAGCGGCTATGGCGGCCTCGAGCTCGCGCTGCAGCGAGTCCTGCCGACCTCCTACGTGGGCGCCTACTGCGAAAACTACGGCCCCGCCCAGCAGGTCCTGCAGGCCCACAACCCGCGGGTGGACGTGTTCAAAGACGTGCGAGACCCGGAGCTGCTGAACCTCAAGGCTCCGATTGTCACGTTCGGCTTCCCGTGCCAGGACCTGTCCGTCGCAGGGAACCGAGCCGGGCTGGACGGGGAGCGCAGCGGCCTGTTCCATACGTGCATGGCCGTGGTCCGCGCCGCGTACCCCGATCTGGTGGTCGTGGAGAACGTCCCGAGGCTCCTGCGTTACCGGGACGTCGTCGACGCCCAGTTCCACGACGCCGGTTTCGAGACCGCCTGGGTGACCAGGCGTGCGTGCGACGCCGGGCTCCCACACAAGCGCGAGCGGGTCTTCGTCGTCGCTAAGCGCCCCGGCGTCTACTTCCTGGGCTACTGCGAGCCCGTTCGCCCCGCCCCGTGGAGCCGGCATGGCCCACGCCCACCGTGGTTGACATGGGCTGGGGCAGGAGCGCCCAGGAGTGGCGTGACTGGACCGAGGCCATGCGGGAGCGACACAGTAACGGAAACGGCCACGGGCGGAGCCTGTACCAGCTCTGCGGCGAGGGCACGCTCCTGGTTATGGAGCACCTCATGGGGCTCCCGACCGGTTACATAACCGGACTCGGACTCAGCACCGCTGCGCAGCGGCGCCTGCTGGGCAACGGCGTCGCCCCCGCGCAGGGCGCGCTCGCGATCTGGGAGGGACTGAACGAACTGGACTGAGACGGTTCGACCCCGGGGTTCTCCCCCGGGGTCTTTCCGTATCAACCGGCCGACTGCGCCAGCCGGTGCGATTCAAGCGCCGCGATCCGCTCATCAAGACGGGCGTGAGTCCGGTCCGAGTTCGCCGTGATCGCCCGTATGTCGTCACGTAGGCCGTCGATCTGGTCCTCCGCGCGCTGGTCTCGGCGCTCGCGCTCGCTGCGCTCCTCGATCCGATTCGACTCGGCCACGTCCATGCGGTCCAGGACCGTGGTCAGAGTCCGCTGGATCGCGCGCACGTCCTCCCGGATCTCGTCCATGTCGTCCCGTATGTGGGTCCCGTGGGAGTTCGTCGTGGCCTCCACCGCTCGGGTGGCCGCCTCCTTCGCCCCCTCAGCCCGATCCCCCACGCGGATGACCTGGTCGTGGAGGGCGTCGATCCGGGACTGGATCCACGACCGGGACCAGCGCAGAACCAGGTTCCCGAGCGACAGCAGACCCACGACCAGAGCCACCAGCCCAGCCACCACCTCGCGGGAGGTGAAGACCTCCACGAGGGGCGGCTGGGCGTGAACAGGCACAGCCTGCAGGAACTCCACGTCAGTCGGCCTCGTGGCGCGGCTGGTAGGTCTCCCGGGTCTCACCCCCGGGGGTGACGATCCCCGCCCAGTTCAGGAGCGAGACGCCCCCGATCCGGACACGGGACAGGAACTGATAGGCGACCCACGCGAAGCCCAGGAACTTCGCGACCTGGGCGGCCAGGACCTCGGCCTGCAGCGGGTAGGCGGACAGGGCCCACGCGCCCGCGGTCAGGACCACGGCGGCCCCGATCACGAGAGCCACGCGACGGGCGGGAGTCCACCAGGGGCGGTCCAGGGCGGCCTGTACCAGGGGCCACAGGACGCCCAGGACGACGGTGGTGACGAAGGGGTCCGAGACCAGTGACTTCATCCGTTTTCCTTTCTGTTGTCGGTCACCATAGGCGACCGGAGTTTGTGCGGGAGTTGTTCAGGGCGCGCTGCAGCGCCCCGATCGTGGCGGGGCCGGGCTCCCCGTCGACCCAGTCCGCGTAGTCCCAACCGGCCGGCAGGTACTCGCGGTGCCAGGCGATGATCAGGTACTGGAGCGTCCTCCACGTGTCCGGGCCGAGGACGCCGTCCTCGTCCAGGCGCGGGGAGTCGTTCAGCGCCTCCTGCGTGTCGGTCGGGACCGCGGAGTTCAGGAACCGCTGGAGCCGCTCGATCGCGGGGGAGCCGTCCTCGTCCAGGACGCCGTCGATCGTGGTCCCCATGACCTGCTGCAGGCGCCCGATCGTCGCCATACCGAAGTTCCCGTTACACACGAGCTCGGCCTGGCCGTCGGACTTGTTCTTCTTACCCGTGTACGGACTGACCGACGGGGCGGCTGCAGCGGGAGCCGAGCGGAAGCCCGTCGACCCCCCGCCCCGCATGGCGTCCCACGCGGACCGGTCGCGCAGGCGGTTCAGGTCCAGCGTGCCGGAGTAACCGGGCAACCGGCCGTCCTCCGTGTACTGGTGAATCAGGGCGTTGCTACCCCAGTACGGAACCGACGGGATAGCCGGGTCGCTGTAGGCGCGGCCGTAGTCGCTGTACTCCGGGCCACCGGCCACCCACAGCGGGTAGCGGGCGGCGACGGCCGACCAGTCGTAGGAGTTCAGGACGTTCTGGTAGGTGTAGAAGCCCGGCGTGGAACCGGTCTCTGCAGCCACCTGGTTCAGGAACGCCAGCGCTGGGCCGGGGCCGAGTCCGACGGCGTCGGCCTCCCAGTCCAACCAGAAAGTCGCGCGGCCGACGTACGACTTCGCCCGGTCCAGGAAGTAGCGGGCCTGAGCGGCCGCGTCCTCGTCGTTCGCGAAGTGGTAGAAGCCGAGCCGCTTGCCCGCGGCCAGAGTCGCCTCCGCCTGCTGCCGCCAGAACGGGTTCTCGTAGCCCGTCCCCTCCGTGATCTTCACGATCACGAAATCGGCCCAGATCGCCCGCAGGTTCAGACCGCCCTGGTGGGACGACACGTCGATCCCGTGGGCGTGCTTGGGCTCCGAGCTCGTGATCGCCGGAGTTGGGGAGCCCGCGGGCTTGGACTTCGCGAACTCGGGCCACTGCTGGAAGAACTTCGCCTCGTTGAACCGGTGACAGGAGGTCCAGGCGCCGCGCAGCGTGTACGGGTGCTCGCTGTACCGGGCGGTCCGGGTCTCCTGGCCGGTCTGGTCGCCGCGCTCGCCGTATATGTCACCGGTCTCGGCGATCCACGCCTCGGACTCTAGCGGGTCGTAGCCGTTCTCGACGATCACGATCACGTGGCCGACGCCGCCCTCGTTACCAGCCGACAGGACGATGTCGCCGACCTGGAAGCCGCCGTCCGGCGTCAGGTTCTCGTCGGCCCACGGAACCTCCTCGAAGCCCCGGGCCTCCATACCGGCCCGGAGGTTCCCGGTCCAGAAATCGTTCGGCTCGAGGAGCGCCTGGTGGCCCCATGGGACGCCGTACGTGTGGTGGAGGCCGTAGGAGATCGACCCGGCGGCCAGACTCGAACAGTCCGCGCTCTGTGGGCTAGAGACCCGCCCGTAGGCGTCAGCGGCGGCGTACCAGCTGCGCCGGTCCTCGCCCTGGCTGTAGCCAACCGGCTGGTTGTCGCAGATTTCCCGCGCGATCTGCGCGGTGACGGATCCGACGCTCACGCGACTCCTCCCTGCTGCTCCTCCCAGCCAGCGGCGAAGTTGACCGGTCCGGCCTTGAACGGGTTGAGCCACGCCCGCGCCACGTTCTTGTAGGTCCGCTTGTCGACGATGATCCGCTCGCCGGGGCCGACCATGGCACCGGGCTGCAGGCTCTTGAGGTCCTTCGCCTCGTGTGAGACCGACGCCTCATAGGCGTCGATCCGGGCGTCGACCTCCTTCTTGCAGTCGCGCAGGTACTCGCGTCGGCTGTTCTCGGCCGAGACGCGCTCAGCGAGGGCGACGAAGTCCGTCTCGTCCATAAAGCGCAGGCCGCGCTCTGTCGTGTCCATGAATCCGGGGTTTGCCATCAGGCCATGCTCCTTGGGTGGGCTAGTGCGAACAGGGTGGAGTAGGCGGAGTCTCCGCTGATGGAGAAAGTTCCGCCGGTTCCGTACGCTCCGGTGAATCCGCAGCGAATCTTCGGGTCCTGACCGGCGGGGACCACGCGGATCCCGGTGACCGTGACGGTCGCGCCGGTGGAGTCGTTAGGGAAGCGAGCTCGGTAGGGGCGGTCCAGGAGGAGCACGGTCGCGTCTATGTCGCCAGCTGCGACGCGCCCCCAGACCGTGAAAGAGACCTGGACGATCCGGTCGTACGGGCGGACGCCCAGATCGACCTGGGCGGCTCCCGAGTACTGGCCGTTCCCGAGCTTGAGCGTGTTGTTGATCGGCACGCTGGCCTCCACGGCCTGGACCTCGTTAATCGGTCGCAGGATCCACGTGTTGCCGTTCTTCGAACCGTCCGATCGGTACAGGACCCCGCCGACGTCCAGGTAGGCGGGGTGCGCGGCCGTAGGCGGGTGACCGGCGGCCTCCGCCTTCGACAGAATCTCCCGGCCAGCGGCCACGGACTGGGCGGGGAAGACGATCCCCGCGGCGTCCAGGGCGTTCGTCCACGCGGACAACAGGTCGTCCCCGGCCTCCGGGACCGGGACTCCCTTCCAGTGAGTCGTGGGCACGTGTCCTCCTTGTTACTTCGTGTAAGAGACTTCGATAACCAGGTCATGCGACCAGTAGCCGTAGGAGGCATTTCCAACTCCCTCAAAGGAAATGCCGCGATAGGTGCCGTCCTTGAATCCGGGCCACAGATTCCGGGGAATGCTCACCCACCGGCCTTCACCGCGGCCCCAGCCGCCGGCCTCATACCAACGCCAACTGCCATTAGAGTTGAAAGACCCGGGTGCGGAACGGTGCCCGTGCACGCCGATAGAGGCGACGCCGGTCTGCCCGTACCAGTGTTTTGCGTAGGCGTACACCTTCATGCCGGTTATCGTCGCGCCCCTGAGGTCGCCGGTCATATCCGGGAAACCAATCAGGCTGCTGTAGTTCCAACCGGCGTAGCGGCCCTGTGGCATGGTGTCCGGCCAGGCCGAGTCGGGTGACCCGTTGGAGTAGGCGCGCCACCAGTTGGAGCGGAACTGCTTCACGTAGTTCTGCTTCGGCTTGGGCCGCTCCACGGGCCTGGTCACGCCCATCGAGACGGACCTGTTGATCTGCAGAGTCGGCTCCACCACGCGCCCCAGGTCCTGGACCAGGGCGTACGGGTGAGGCAAACTCTTGTCCTCCACGGTCAGAGTCACGCCCTCGGACCCGTAGGTGGAGGCCACGAGGAACAGCAGCCGGTACACACCGGACTCGGGGGGCGTCCATATGGGGAAGACGGCCTGGCTGGTCTGGATCTGTCGCACGTTGTCCGAGGTGGCGCGGAACCGGTGCTCGGTCTGGTGCTTCCCGCCGTCCACGGTCGCGTAGCGCAGCCAGAACTCGAGCATGGCGTTCGGCTTGTTTGAGAACCACGGGATCACGGCCTCGGCTCGGTACGCGCGCCCGGCCTCGGCGTCGAAAACGAGCTCGAACATGGAGTCGGTCACGCCCACCTGGTGGCGGTTGTTCCCCGGCCACGGCCACACGGACCCGTGGGCGATCACACCGCGGGGCAGGGCGGCCAGCGTGTCGGCGAGGTCGGTGCCCCGCCAGGTGATCCGGTCGGCGACGGACAGTGACTGCGCGGACACGAGCCCGTCGCCGGTGATGGTCGCCTTGGCGAGCCCGTCGGTGCCGGTGATGGAGAGGAAGTCCTGCCCGGCCGTGCCGAGAGTGACGACCTCGGTGGGCTGGTTCCCGACGGCCTTCACCACGTGCAGGCCCGTGTGGTCGAGGATCGCGGCGTCCCCGGAGGGGTCACCGGCGACGATCCGCGTGGACAGGCGGATGGTGTCAGCCAGCAACTCGCCGGTGATCCTCGCGTTCCCAGCCTGAAGCATCTGCGTCGTGACTTTCGCGAAGGTCGCGAGCTTTGCCCACAACTCGTCGGAGGCGACGACTTTCGACGCGGTGACCGCGCCGTCAGCCAGTTGGACCGAGCCCACCGAGCCCGGGACCAGGACACGACCGGCCACCAGCGTGTGGTCCTGCCACGCCTTGTCCGCGGCGTTCCAGACCTTGATCCCCGTGGCCTGCTTATCCGCGCCGGTCACCACCCACACGTCCCCGTCTACGGGGGAGTCCGGGGCGGTAGCGGCGACGGTCACGCGACCGATCGCTCGCTTCAAGGCGTTCGCGGCCGCCTCGCCGGAGGTGGTCGCGGCGTCCTTCGCGGCCTGGACCTCCTGGTTCAGGCGCTTCTGGGCGGCCTCGATCTCCTTCTTCGTCGCGTCCAGCTCGGCTCGTGTTCCCGCGGCCTCGAGCGCGTACCGGCCCGTCAGACCGGTTGGGCGGGCTGCAGCCCCCTCGGGCAGAACCACCGGGGCCACCACCTGGTAGACGCGGCCGTCCCCGGACTGCAGGCACGTGCACTCCGCACCTACGGCGGTCCCGCCGCCGTCGGCCGGGGCCACGACCTCGCTGGCCGGGTCGTCGGCCGGCAGTTCCACGCGGACCAGTCCGCCGTCCAGGACTTCCAGGACGCGGCCCGTAGTCCACGTACCTGCCTGACTGCCGGAGCCGTACGACGCCTGCTGACTGGCGACCGCCGTGGCTGGGGACGGCTTGCGGTCGATCCACAGGTTCGGGTTCACCATGCCAACTCCTCCACGTCCACACGCATCAGTCCGCCCGGCTTGTCCACCGGCAGGCTGTAGGCGACGATCTTGCCTACGATGATCTCGTCCGCGTCCGTGTGGACGGCGATCACGTCGCCGACCTCGAGCCGCGGGTCCGGGACGATTTCGAGCGACCGCTTCGAGGCGGCCGACAGCGCCGTGAACATGTTCGTGTTCGCGGCCTGCCTAACAGCCGCGGCGGAGGACGCGGCGTTGAACTCGCGCCGGTCCGTGACCCACCCGTACACGGACGGCTCGTACGGCCAGGACGTGTTCAGCGCGGTACCGGTCCAGCGGACGGCGGGCGCCTTGTCATCAGTCTGCTGTGGGGAGCCCACGGACACCCACCGGTTCGGGCGGCGGTCCACGCTCTTGCGGGGCGCCTCCACTAACAGGTCACGACCCGTGTAGCGGGCCACCGGCTCGCGGGCGTCGGTCTGCTTCCACAGGTGGAGCTGGCCGTCGGCCTTCACCGCCCAGTTCAGGCCCCGGGCCACGCACAGGTCCCGGATCGCCTCGGACCGGCTGTGGCCCCACTGGGTGGAGGGACTGACCAGCGGGTTCGGGGTCCCCGGGTCCAGGACCACGGGCAGAGCCCCAGCCAGGCGCTGCGCCTCAGTCAGGACGGTCGCCCCGCTGGGCGGGGACGACGGCCAGGCCATCGGGTCCTGCTCAAGCAGCTGCATCAGGTCCAGGGCCTCGACTTTCACCTTCCCGGAGGCGTCCTCCTCCCACGTCTGGTGCTGCCACCAGCCCAGGTCGACCGAGTCGCGGCCGGTCGGGGTCTCGAGAACCATGAGCACGTGACTGCGCTGCCCGTAGTTGTTCAGGGCGGCCGCGGGGGAATCTGGCACCCAACCGGACGGGCACGTGTACGTCAGTTTCCCGGGGACGACCCGGTCGGACGCCCAGTCGATCTGCACGTCCTCACACGGGACGTCCAGGGCGACGACGGTCCGACCCAGGTGGACGTCGATCCGGGCTCCGACGGCGACGACCCCCTTGAGCACCTCGGTGCTGGGGCCGGGTCTCACGGCATCCCCTGTACGCGGCGGGCGACCTCGAGCGCGGACCACGCCTGCCAGCCCGGCTCGTCCGGGTGGC